AATGGGGAGAATAGTAGTAGTGTTATTACTAATAATAATAATAATAATAATAATAATAATAATAATAATAATAATAATAATATAATATAATATAATATAATATAATATATAATATATAATATATAATATATAAAATACAAAGTATTTAGATAAATCTCTTAACCCTTATCCTCTTAGCCATAAGCTACAAGCATATACTCCACCACCGGTATATTTATTAATATTAATAATTATTAATATTAATAATATGAAAAAAGGAGGTAAAAATAAAAATTTAATCCTCACTTTATTTTATTGAGGGCTTATAGTTACCGTGTGGGTTGGAGTAACGAAGGTCAATTTGCCTTTTTCATCAAGATCCACAATTCATACTCACAGGACAATGGATTGTTTCCTAATTGTTGCATACATAATAAAAGCGAATCTAAGCCCTGTGTGATAATCATATAATTAACCGTTTTTATAAAAAAACTATAAAACAAGTTAATTTATTAAAAAAGATAAATAATATTATTTATAAATTGTCCTTTATAAAGGATTAATAATTATTAAGTATATAATGACAGCAAAGAAAGTATCAAAATCATTAAAAAAAAGAGGTAAGTCAATTAGTTTACGACAAGACCAAATTGAATGGATTAAAGCCAACAGTGCTTGGTTTGATTTCTCAAAATGGGCAGCAAGTGAACTAGATAATTTTATTGTAAAAGTTAAACAAATGAGAATGGGAATATGAGTGGACAAAATATAACATACGGCGGACCTGGATTATTAACTATGTTGGGAATATTATTTATAGCATTAAAACTTACTCACGTGATTGATTGGTCGTGGTTTTGGATATTAAGTCCATTATTTGTAGGCGCTTTAATTTTAGTTTTATCATTATTGTTTATCATTGTATTTCTTTTAATTATATGGGTTACAGGTAAGATATGGAATATGGTGTTTAATTAAAATGTTAGATAATTCAAAAAGAACATTATGTGAAGTGTATAGCAGAATTGTTGGATATTTTAGACCAGTTAATAGCTGGAATGAAGGAAAGAAAGCTGAGTTTGAAGATAGAGTTACATTTACTAATACAAAGGCAAAGGAGGATAAAAAATAAATGACAGAAATAAGACAATTAACAAAAGAAGAGAAAACTATAATGAATAAATCTATAATTTTATTAGAAGGAGAAATAAAGGATGCATCATATATGGTGAAACATAATACATTGATGTTAGAAGAAGGATTAGAAGTAAACTTTGATAGACAACGAGCAAAATATAAAAGAGAGTTGAGAACAACAAAAGACGTTGTAGAATCAAATACAAAAGCGATAGAAATATTAAACAAGCAGATTACCGATGGTGTTGAGGTAAAAGTCCCAACAGAAACAGTGACAACTTGTGGCTCAATAATATAAGGAGGTATTTTAAATATGGCAAATAGAGATAGAACAGGACCAGAAGGCAAAGGACCTAGAACAGGAAGAGGAAGAGGCGATTGCGAGGAAGATGATAAAGAAGAATCAAATAAATAAAAGGAGGTAAAAAATATATGGTAAATTTAGGAATAGCAAGAAATGCAACAGAAGAAGAGAAGAAAGACTTTAAAGAATTAGGTAGTCCTAATATGATAAATAATTTTCTTAAGTTGATTTCTGAAAAAGAACAAGAAGTTAGAAAAACATTTAAACCATTTGATGGTCAATGTGCTAGAATTGATTTTGAGAATGAGATACAAAGGGTTAGCTCAGAGTTAAGAAGTGCAGCAAATTCTTCTAAAGTAGAGTTTAAAGATATTGATTTAACTAAATATGCTGACCCAGCAAGATTTGAATTCATTAACGAGGATGTAGTTAAAGAAGATAAATTATTGGATGGCATTCGAACATCAGCAAAAGTAGGCGTTTATAGAAATTATAAGTGTCGAGAAAGAGGACATGGTTTTAGTATTCTTATTCCAATAGAAGAATTGGAGAAAGAAGAAAAGTTAAAAAGTAAAGATGGTAAAACATCTGCTAAAGCAACAACCGCGAAATAGATTTTTTTAAAACAAAGATGACTAATGACGGTGTGAGTATAGATATAATGGGAGAAGTCCTAGACGGAGAGGTAGATAAACTTATTAATACTCGTGCCAAATTAGTTATTGAAAAGGAAGTTAAAAAGCAAATACACGAAAAGCTTGGTTCTGAAGAAATACAATTAGCACTACGAATAGACCCTAGTGCATTACAAATAATTAAAGAGAAGGATACTCCTTCAATGATACTAACTAAAATTAGTAAAGTTATTTCTAATATGAATATACGTGATTTAACAGAAAAAGAAATATCGTTAAATGCACGTAAAATTATGACATTTATTATGGAGACTTTGGAAGAAGGAAATTTAGACCCTAAAACAAGAATAATGATGGCAACAAAGTTTCTTGATAATTTATCCAATCTTAAATCGAGGTTCTATCCTGCTACACAAAAGAATATTAATCTTAATGTGAATGCATTTAAGGATAAACTTGACGATTGGAGAAAAGCAAGAGAAGAGATATTTGTATTAGAAGGAGAAGCAATCAATGAACAAAAAAAGAAGAGTAAAAATAAATGAATAGTGAAATAGTAGATTTCTGTGATTTTTGGTTAGGATATACACCTTATATATATCAAGAAGAATTTTTAGATACATGTATGAAGTATAAACGAGTTGCTGGCTTATGGTGTCGGCAATCAGGAAAGTCACATAGTGTTGCAGCATATATTTTATATAGAAGTGTTATTGATAAAGTTACAACTGTAATTGTAGCACCAACTCAATCTCAGTCAAACGAATTATATAAAAAGATAAGGGATTTCGCAAATGAAAACGAAGCACTTCAAAATTTAATAATAAAAGATACAATTACTGAATTAGAATTCTTAAATGGTTCTCGTATTATATCGTTACCAGAAGGTAACAAAGGTAAAACTATTCGTGGTTATACTGCGGATATAATTGTTCTGGAAGAAGCAGGAGTTACAGGTGATGAAGTTGTTAATACTGTAGTTTTACCGATGATTGCCTCAAAGCCAAATGGTCAAGTTATTAAAATTGGCACTCCTTTAGAAAAGAATCATTTCTTTAGAAGTGTTTATGATAAAGACACTCCATATAAAACTGTTAAAATTACTTGGAGAGATTGTATTGAAGTTGGACAATATACTCAAGAGTTTATTGATGAACAGAAACGAACATTATTAGAAGTAGAGTTTAATCAAGAATATGAGTCCGCCTTTATTGAAGATGCAAACTCTTTCTTCGCTTACGCTTTAGTTAAATCGTGTGAGGTAGAAAGTTTCTCTTATCTTTTATTATAATGCACCCATCAAGACACGATAAAGCAATTTATTCTCTCGGTATAGACCCAGCAACAACAGGAATGGACGAAGCTGCTTTTATTATACTAGAACAAAAAACATATGGAGATAATTCTATTAGAATAGTTTATAGACATACAATCGAGAAATGTAATACTTTAGATTTAAGAGATTTCACTCTTAAATTAGATAAATTATTTAACTTTGACAAAATATACATAGACGCAACAGGTTTAGGAGAAGGACCGAGAGATATGATTATGGAAAAACTTGGTCGCAAGGTAACTCCAATTAAGTTCACAAATGAATCTAAAAATGATATGTTTGAGAATCTTAGAATATTAATGTTAGAAGGAAAGATTGTGTTTCCTGCTACAGACAGAAAATTAAAGAAACAATTGTTATGTATAAGATTTGATAAAATATCTTTAGATAAAAAGAAAATATATCACGACCCTAGAGAGCATGATGATTTAGTTTGTGCGTTAGCATTGGCAGCAATACGGTTCAGTAGACAAGAACAACCAGCAAGAAGGGGGTATATGGTTGGGAGGGTAAAATCATAAATAATATTAAAATTAAATTAAGGTATATAAACAAATAAATATATAATTAATTATAATAATTTTTATTTTTATCACTAATATATATAATGGGATGGTTTTTTAGTAAAGAGGAAGTGAAGGGCAAACTGATAAATACAGATGCTGAAGTTTCTAAATTTGTATGGGAAAAAATTGAATCTAGTAATAAAGTATCATTTAAAAGTTTGAAGACTGATGGTTCAGAAAAATATGCCAATAACATTAAAGAAAAATTAGGAGAACCACATCCATTTAATTATAATGAGATGGCACTACTTAACGATAATTCTGGAATAATACACGCCATCACTGATAAGATATTAGACTTCACTATTGGACCAGGAATTGGTATTAAATGTAAAGACCCAAAAGCTAAACAAATACTAGATGATTATATTGAAGATACTGAATTAATGGTTTTACTTAGACCTTGGGTTAAAGCAGCAATAGTAAAAGGAAATGGTAATATGGAATTAGCTGGAGTTAATAAAAAAGGAATGGGTATTAAATTAAAAAATATAAACTCAAACAGTATGTTCGTAAAGCGTGATAAGAGAGCAAATATATTAGGATATAATCAATACACAGGTAAAACATTTGCTGCAATAGATGAAAAAAATATTATTAGTTTTAAACCTAATGAAATTATGCATCTTAAACTTAATTATTCTGATGATAATGCTTATGGTTGGGGTAGCATATTTCCTGCTTTCCAAACTATATATAATTTTTTATCTCATCAAAAACAAAAGACCTTTTTAATTAAACGAAAATCAAATTGTCCTATTCATGTTAAAATGGGTAACATTGAAAAGAATGATTATCCAACACAAGATGAAATTAATAATATGGCAAATGATATCACAGTTCTTAACGACCGTTCAGAATTTGTGACAGGTCCTAATGTTGAAATTGTCAAAGTAGATTTAGGTAATTTTGGAGAAAGATTTAAAGAGATTGATGAACAAGATATGATTTTAATTTCAGCATCATTTCAAACACCTCAGTTATTACTAGGAATAGGCAGTATTCCTGAAGGATTAGCTAATGTTCAAATGGATGCATTTGAAAGAAGAATTAAAGCTATACAAAGCGAAATAGAAAAAGTTTTAGAAGAACAATTATTTAAACTTGTATTAGAAAAAAATGGTCTAGATGTTAAATTTGATATTGTATGGGGAGAGCAAAGCTTCGATGATAAACTTAAACAAGTACAATCATTAAATGATGTTATTAAAAACCCTATGATAAGTAACGCTTTACGAATTGCAACAGAACAAAATATTGCTCAAATATTAGGTTATGATATTGAACAACAATTAGAAGATGAGGAAGTTGCTAGACAAAAACGACAAGCAGAGTTTGATAAACAAACATCATTATCAGCTAATCAAAATGCAGAAAGAAATAGAGAAGAGAAAGAAGCATTACCATTCGTTCCCGGACAAAACTCACAAGAGTGTATTAAAGGAATTTATAAAGATTTATTAAACGAACAAAAACATACATGTGGAACTCATAAACTAAAAGAAAGCGGTGAAATATCTATTCAAGAATGGGTTGATTTTAATTTAATAGAATTAAAGCAATCAATTGAAAAAGTAATTGCGTTAGATACATTTAGTGATTTAGCAGCATCAGGTAAAGTAGAAATCGCAGCAGGATATATGAATAAAAGAGATGTGTTAAAACTAAAAGAAGTATTATCGACAGCCTTTGTATCAAACCAATCCATAAGACAAATTCAAAATAGATTAGTGGATGAGAATATTGTACGACCATTATATAAACACACTAAAACTAAAGTTGATAAAACTAAAATTATATTAGATGCTAAACGAAGAGCAAATGTTATCGCAAGAACAGAGTCTACTCGTATTGCTAATTTAGGTGCATTAGATACTTACAAAACAAAAGGGGTTGAAAAAATAAGATGGGTTGCAGCATTAAGTGATAGAACATGTCCTGAATGTGAAGCATTAAATGGTGTTATTATGGAAGCAGCAAATCCAAACGTTATGCCTCCTGTTCATGTGATGTGTAGATGTTCAACAAGTCCAGTAGTTTCGTTAGAGAAATCAAAAGAAAATGAAAAATAGAGAATTAATAGAAACAATTAAAATAAATCTTAGAAAAGATAATAAGAATATGGATAATGTTACATTAGAAATAATTGCTAATATTATGGCTTCACAAAAAACAAAAGAAGCTGATATGCTTACTGTGAATCCTTATTCTGATAATACTAATCCTCAAAGAGATTTTATTGAAGATCCCATAGAAGATGAGAACGAAGACGTTCAAATTTATAAAAATTTATATTATTGTATTATGACTAATGATTATTATTTAATGTATCATGGTGTGAAACAGTCTATTACAAATAAAAATGAATTGCTTTTAACTTTTATTATAGAGTTATTGCAAAAGAAGGCTTAATGGGACAAATACATGGTTCTGGAGCTGGTGGATGGTCAAATCAAGCTGATGTTACAGATGATAATAGATTGTTAGTTTCTTCGGAAATCGGCGGTACAAGTACTTTAGATAGCGGATTATCGGTAAGAAGTGTATATGATGGAGCATCAGCAATGAAATTTAAAGGACAAATGGAAGAAGTAATTGTCCAATTAAAACAAATAAATACTCAATTGTCATACGTGACAGATGAACAATTAAATAAGGGAGGTTAAAAATAATGTATATAGAAGACGGAAAAGGGAAAGGTTATTTAGCAAATGTTACAGACGAAAATAAATTAAGAGTATATTCTACTGTTGAAAGTGAATTATCATTTGAAAGTGAAACTAATGAGAGAACTTATACTTGGTCAAATGTTTCTTATAATTATACTGCAGGAGATACAGTTCTTTTATTAAAAAATACTGATAATAGTAAAAATTTAATTATAGATGGTATTCAATTATCAGGAGATACAGAAACAAAAGTTGTTTTGCATTGTCCAGAGTGTACAACACCAACGGGAACAGCAGTCACTGGTGTAAATTGGAATAGAACATCGAGTTTAACGGCTGATGCTAATTCAAAGGCAAACGAATCTACAAATACACAAGCAAATATTATTGGAATATTTAGAATTGACGGAAATAATTCTTCATTTGTACCAATGGATGGTGGTCTTGTTTTAGGATTGAATGATTGTATTGCAATAGATTTCATGACAGACGGCGGAGAAGCTAATGTTTCAGTTCGTGGTTACTATCATACTAAAAAATAAAATGGTATTTATAGAAGACGGAACAGGAACTGGATTTAAGGCATCAGTTAATGATGAAAATAGATTAGAATCTAATTGTACAACAGAAAGTTTGGAACATCATACAAATTCTCATGAAGGAGAAGCATATAATTATACGATGAGTGAAACACCAGATGTAAGCGGTGTAACTGTTGTATATTTAAAGAATGAAAGTGACGATGATATGATTTTAGAAGGATTTGATGCAATGAACCAAGAAACACAAATGTATGAATTATCTATTGGAGATACAGGAACACCAGCGGGAACTGTGACAATAACACCAGCAAATTTAAATGCAGGAGCAGGGCATACAGCAGACGGAACGTTTTATGCAGGTAGTAGCATTGGTGGATTGACACAAGGACCGGTAATCGATAGAATTTGGCAAATAGGTGGAAGTGGAACAGTTACTCATAATTTTGAAATGGATGTTATAATACCAAAAAATCAAACATTTTGTATTAGAACAGCAGTTACTGGAAGCAAGACAAATATCACAATTCCTTTGTATTATCATAATTAAAAATGGTGATGAAAAGCATTCTTATCGATTCTGCAACTGGTGAACAGGCGCAAATTGCTAATATAAATGGGCATAGAGGCTTAATAGTAGCGACGCATCCTTTAAAAGAATATCAAACAAAATCATTATTTTTTACTGATGATAACGGTAATTCTGATATGAATATTAATAGAGGTGCATTAACAGGCTCAGTTATGGTATATGTTGATAATACAGAATGGCCTTGGGTAGTAATAGCAGGAAATGCCAATAAATGGGATTTTGATAGTACAGAACAAAATCATTCTACAACGGGAACTAAAAGTATAAAGTCAGATGCAGCCGCAAATAGTGTTGCTGAAGCAGGAAGTTATTTTAATACTACAGACCAAACTTCTATACAAGGGTGGGCATATGTTACAAAATGGAAACAAGGCGAAGATTTAGAAATTTATGGTTGGGAATCTGGAACACTCGGAATAGTAGGAAATGCAGTTCCCATAAATAATTATATGGATATAGGTAACCAAAATACTTGGCAGAAATGGATTATACCTTTATCGGATATGGGTTTAGGAGGGCAACAATTAAATTCTATTAGGCTTTTAAACACTCATAAAGATAATAATTTATACTTAGATGATATTCAATTTAATGCTTCTGGCGCAAATGCAGCGCCTAACGAATATAAAATACAACCTCCAGCTAATGAAGATTATTTTATAGATAAAATTAGATTTACAATCGCAGATGATGTAGATAATACTTTAACAGATTCTAATATGCCTAATATAGATTATAAAGTTTGGATAGGAGCAGGAAGTTTAATAAATGGAATTGGTTTTAAAAGAATTGAAGAAGGAGAAGCGTTAGCAACAGCAACTTTTAAAGGAGTTGGAGAATTATTAGTACAACCATATGCTGAAATAACAAATTCTATTAGTAATGGTTCTTCTGTATATTATAATATATCTTTTAATTATCCTCAACCAATAAAATTAAAAGGTTCTGAATTAGATAATTTAAAAATCATTATTCAAGATGATTTATCTGCTTTAACAAAATTAAAAGTTTCAGCAATAGGATGGGTGGAAATAGAATGAATAAAAGACCTATTTGCGAAAATCCTAAATGCACCAATGGAGCAATCATGAATTGTTTTGGTAAATTTTTATGTGGAGATTGCGTTTACAAAATTATAAATAGAGCTAACATTGATATACTAAAGAGGTTGGAGGATTAGATGCCAATTGTTTTTTGTCCAAGATGTAATACAAGGCACTTAGTTTCTAGATTTACCGACGACTTTATTTGTACGTGCGACTCTGGTGATACCGCACTAGATAACGATTCTATTTTAGAGATAGGAGATTGGGACGACTTCACAGGAAGTGGAACAGTTCAAGCCATGTCATTACGAGCTCAAGAAAATACTTTACAAGGTACACGAGCACAGATTGAAGGGCGTGAAATTGATTTTACAAGAAATGCTTTTGGTGAAAATCAATCTACACATAGACTTAGACAACACGAAGAGTTTTTTGAAATAAGAAAATGAGAACAGATAAAAATATATTAGAAAAATCACTAGATAATATTTACTTAACTATGACATCAAACATGACAACTTGTGAAGTTAATAAATTACATGATGATGCTAGAGAAATAATTTTAACTTATTGTACTACACAAAAAGAGATTGAAGAGATGACAAATTATTATAATAGTATAAGAAAATATTAAATCATAAATAATATTAATTTAAAATTAGGGTATATAAACAAACTAAATATTATATTAATATATAATTTTAAAATGAACGAAGAAATTAAAAAAGAAGAAAAAAAAGAAGTTAAAAGAGATGAGGATGGCATGATTATAGTTGCCGAAAATGTCCCTGTTATCTTTAACGCTGTTTTACAAACAGTAGATTCTGAATAAATATGAATAGTAAAAAATTAATAGTAGGTGGAGTTGCAGTTCGTGAGGGCTTATCTTTGAATGGTATATTATACACAAAAGAAGAATTAGCAAAATTTGCACCGACCTTAAAAGGTAAACCAATTCTAAAAGACCACGAGTCTAAAACTGACAATGCAATAGGTGTTGTTGAATTAACTGAAAGCGTAAACAATGGATCATCTGTTGAATATTCTGGTTGGATAAAAGAAGATGGAACAGGTATTACAGAAAAAATAAAAGATGGAAGAATTAAGGAAGTATCTATTGGAGCTATCGTTGGAAAATTAGTTAAAGAAAATGAAGATAGCGATTATGTAGTTGCTAAAGACATGCAAGCAATGGAATTATCTACTACACCAACTCCAGGAGTTAAAGGAACTTCAATCACACAATCATTAGCAGAAAATGCAAAACGAAAAGCATCTGGTAAACCAGCAATTGCAATCGTTGAAACATTTAAAGCAATTAATGAATCAAACTTATTGGGTATAAACTCAACTTCAAATACAATCAAAAAGGAGGAAAACAAGGATATGGACAAAAAACAAGTAGCCGAATCTCAAGTTTCTAAAGAGGAATTTAATGAATTGGCTTCGAAACTTAAAACAATGCAAGAGGATAGAAAAACTGATTTATCAGCTAGATATTCAAAGGTATGTTCTAAGTTAAAAATTTCAGAAAAATCTGATTTGAAATATGAAACATTAAAAATGTTAGTAGAACAATTAGAGGAAGCTGAAGAACAACCTGCTGAAGAAGAAACTGAAGAGAAATCTGAAGAAGAATCTAAAGATGATGTTAAACAAGAAGCTGATGAAAAGTCTGAAGACGAATCTGAATCTAAGGATGAAGAAAAATCTAAAGATGAATCTGAAGAAACAAAAGATACTGCAAACGAACCGGAAACTAAATCAGAAGTGACTGATGATAAGAAAGAAGATGCTAAAGAGGCATTCTCTAACTATGCATTAGAATCAGCTGATAACTCTGGTATGTCCTTCTATAGAATTAAATAATGACAGCTCATTTAGGAAACCCGAACGGTGCAATTAACCCGTTAGATTTTGGTGCCCCAAAAGTTATCACTGCATACGCAAGAGAAGTAATCTCTGGTGGAGCAATGGTATTCGCAAGTGGAGCAGAAGCTGTTGTTGGTTCTGGTGCTGACAGTTTTGTTTCTGCCGATGTAAAAGTCGCTGCAGATGCAAGTGGTGCTGACTTCTTAGGTATTGCATTAAAAGATGCTGCTTCAGGAGCCGCTGTTCCTGTCGCTCTTGACGGTGCATTTATATTAAAATGTACTGGTTCAGTTTTAGCTTCTCAACCAATTTGGACTGCTGGTTCATCTTGCGTAGAAACTATGGGTTCTTTGGTAATACCTGCGTCTTCAATAGATGCTGGTATGGCTGCAAGAAAAATTGGACGAGCGTACACTGCTGGTGCAAGTGGAGGATTTGCTCTTGTTGGTATAATTGCATAAAATGGAAACAATTCAAGAATTACTAAATACTGGAATTGCAACTGAAGGTTCTCTATTAATCGTAAAAAAGATTTACGACACATTAATAGAAGAAACTAATAAAGCACTTATTCCAAGAAGTGAGGCTGCATATTATTTTGGTCCTTCTCAAATTCCCGGTAGTTCTATTGATGTAGACTTAGAAGACCCTAATGCATTAGACATTAGAGTCATTGCTGAGGGTGCGGAAATCGTAATTGATAACCAAACTTACGCATCAACTAATTTAAGACCCGTTAAATACGGTGTTGCAATTAGAGTAACTAAGGAATTAATGGAAGATAGTAAATGGGATTTACTGTCAAAAAACATTAAGACCGCTGGAAAGAGATTCGCAGAAAACGAAACTAATTTAGTTTTAACAGCTTTAGATAGTGCAGCAAACACTGTAGCAGGTGGAGATGTGGTAACTATAGCTAATATTACTAGAGCAATTCAATATCTAGACGATGCAGATTATAACGCAACAACACTTTTAGTTGGAAATGAAGTTATATACGATTTGCGTAATATAGATACTTTTGTAGAAGTAGATAAATCAGGTTCACAAGACATGATTAGAAACGGAATGGTTGGTAGAGTGTTCGGTTTAAACGTACTGAAATTCTCAACTAACGCTGCACCTTCGTCAACATATAGCAAATACGCTTATGTGTATGATAAAAGTGAAGCTTATGCAATCGCAGAGAAAAGACCAGTTAGCATTGAAAGATTTTCAATGCCAAATGCAGACTTAGAAGCAGCAGCAATTACGCAAAGAATTACTGCTAAAATCATTAGGACTAGCGCAGTTTCAAAAATTACTAGTAATTAAATTTACTAGCTTTTTATTTTTTTTATTTTTTTTATTATAATAAAAAAGTCTTAGTCAACAGGACTAAGCAAAACAACAAACAAAGGAGGACAAAATAATATGACAGGAAGTATAATAGGTATGTTACAAGTAGGATGTACAGCTGGCTTCGCACCATCAGTAATGATTGGTATAGGAGACCCAGATGAAGTAGTTTTAGCTCCATCAGGAACATTTTTACGAGACACAGTTAATGACAAAATTTATATCAACGATAGTGCTGGTTTAGGCGCAGGCTCTGAGTGGCAAGTAGTTGGTTCAATAGCGTAATTAAAATTATTTTGTTGAGTGGTCACCTCTGACACACCGACAAGTGAAATACAAAATTAAAAGGAGGTAAACAATTAGTTTAAACAAAAATGACAATAAGTGATAGTTTAAGAGATAGAGAATATGCTAAATTTAGAGAACTAGGAAATGGTTCAACAGCAGTAGCTGTGACACTTTCAAGTGGACTAGATATTCAAATAGGTAATGTAGAAATTAAAGATGATTCTTCAGATATTAATGTAAACGTTGGTTCGTTAACAAATGCAAATGCTATGTATACTGCAATTGTTGATGGTGATGGTACTCAAATTACAACTTTCGGTTTAGCCGAACATGTTGGAAGTACAGCTACTAATAATTTAACACCTGTGGGTGGAATTGCTCAGCAATCTATTCCTACAGAATATACAACAGGAAGCGTTGCACCAAATTGGATTGATGGCTTCGGAAGACAAGTTAATTATGGAGCAAATTTAAGTCAGGGAGCAATAGATACAAATGAAATTGCACCGTGGGGATTACAATCAATAAACAATGTTAATTTAGATGCAGTTGGTTCATCAGCAGGTTCTAATATAGGTAATTGGATAAACACTTCTAATTATAAAAACAAAACATTATTCTTCGTATATTCCTCAGGAACAACTGGTGGAATGGAAGTACATTATGAAGCAAGTCCAAACGCAGGAAGTGATTATGTAACTTTAGGAAGTAAACTTTATACAGATACAGATTTAAATGAGTATTCTGTAATTAGTAACCATTTCGTTTATATGAGAACAAGAACAACAGTAAATTCTGGTGGAACATTAAGTGTAACACTAACTGGACGAGGTAATTAAGATGACAGAAAAAATAAGTAATGGAATATATTCATATGAAGATTCTGAAGATATTATTAGAGTAAATGTAGGGCAAACAATTCACAAGATTGTAGTTGCTCTGAAAAATGCTGGTTTTACAGAAGCTACTGGTTCAAATACTTATCAATATTATTCGCGTGTAAAAGCTATAGTCGACGAAGAAAAAAGACTGGCTGCTCAAGAAGAACAAGAAGAGCAAGAAGAATAAATATTAGATATTATATTAATGGAACAACGTAGATTAAAGAAAGCAGGCGCATCATTTGCTAATAGTTTGACTCCAATAAATGAGTTAAAGACTTCAGCACGTTTAATAGGTTCTGGTTTTACAGAAATTAATTCTCCTGTAGGAAAATTATTAGGATTTAATAATAAGGAAGCTATAGATTTTGGAAGACCTGCAAGTCTTAAAATTTCTCCTTCTATTGATGATTTTACAATTAATTTTTGGATGAAATCAAATAATCCAACAAGTGGTGTTGAAATGAGTATGTTTGCTTATGGTGCTCCTACAGTTTCTGCTAATAGACAAATTGCAATTTATCAAAGTACTACTAATAAATACGGAATGAGAATTGGGGCAAATCCTTCTACTTTTGGTTTAGTGAAATCAGGTTTACATATGGTTACAGTTTGCGTTCCTATCACAGGAACAATATTGCCTTATACTAATGGAGATTATACTCCAATTGATGCAGGAATAACCACTGCAGGCGCTGTAGTAAATAGTGGTAATTTAGTAATAGGAGCATTGTCTGCTCTTAATGCAAAATTTGATGGAGCAATAGGTAACGTAAGAATATTTAATAGATTATTAACTTCTGGAGAAATTACTTCTTTATATCGAGGACAACCTTTTGATTATGAAAAAAATATTACTTCTAAATATAAAATGAATACTCCAAACGTTCAAGATGTTGGTTGGAGAGGTTTAGGTTATGATGGAATAAGTTCTAATATGGATTCTACTAATATTGTTGATGGATTTAATGGAGGAAAAGCTTTAAGATTTAATGGAACAGATGAAGGAATAACAATTGATGAAGATATATTTAGTTTAGATGATTTAACAATTTCTGCTTGGATTAAGCCTGCTTCGTATGGAGGAGGAGGTTATGGAAGAATATTATCAAATAATAAATGCATATATAGGATAGTATCACCACAAAAAGTATCGTTTTATTCTGATGGTAGTACGCAATCTTATTGTAATGATAATTGTGTAATTTTAAATCAATGGAATCATGTTGTTGTAACTAGATTAAACAATGTTGTGGCTCATTATATAAACGGAATAAATCAAACAAGCAATACTGACTCTGGAACACCTGAAGCTGATGCTCCATCATATATTGGTAAAGGCGATAATGATACAAGAACTTTTGATGGTGATATAGATGAAATTACAGTGTTCGATAAAGCATTAACAAATATAGAAATTGTAGATTTATATGAACAAGGATTAAATGGAAAATGATAAATTATAATAAAAATTTAGTTAGTTATTGGAAGATGGATTCGATAGACCCAAAAGATTATGGTTGGAGAGATACAAAACATGATTGTGTAAGAAGTGGAACAGACATAACAGACATAGTAGAAGGCATGAATGGAGGAAAAGCCTTAAATTTTTATTTATTTTCAGATTTTCTTACATTAAATAATAGTTCAGGTTTAGATTTAACGTCAGCAATGACATTATCGATATGGTGTAAAACCACTAATACCAGTTTATTTCAAGGATTAATATCTAAATCTATTACTTCCGGTGATTGGGTGTTTAGATTAACTAATGGAAAACCAGCATTTGCTCATAGAGATACAGTGGTATTAGATTCTTTAACAGATATTAGAGACGGTCAATGGCATCATATCGTAGCAACGTTTGATGGAACTACAGACGCTATTTATATAGATGGAGTTGAAGATATATCTCGTGTTGATACAACTATAGCAAGTAATTCTTCTAGTGTTATTATGATTGGAAGAGATTATCTAAATAGAATATTCGTAGGAGATTTAGATGAAGCAATGATATTTGATAAAGGATTAAATGCTGATGAAGTATTAGATTTATATAAACAAACTCAAAAAATAAATAAAAAAATTAAAATAGAACAACCAATTCCTCAATTACCAGACTTAAGCGATTCTTCATTAAAAGGTGCTTGGTTAAATAAAGGAACTATTGGAACATCAAACGACTCTACAATAATACATTCTACAGCAAGAGAAAATAATATGCTTTATGAAAAAGTTGGAGCGAGTTTTAATGGAACAGATAGTTATATAGAAATAGAAAATGCGAACTTCTTTTCACCAAAAGCAGACAAGTTTACAGTTTCGATGTGGGTTAACGCAGGCAATCAAACTGGAACATTTTTTAATTATGGTAAAGCAGATGAAGATAGATTAGCAATAGGATATGATGCTACTGGAACTCAATACGAAGTATTAGTTTATAATGGAACGGAATTATCTGCTAACTCTGGTTCTGCTGATATTAATAAGTGGGTACACATTTGTTATAAATCAGATGGAGGAAGCGAATTTAAATTATTTTTAAATGGAATATTACAAACAGGTTCATCCGCTGCAGGTTCTTCAGGTGGAACAAATACTTTAAGGTTTGGAGTTAGAAGTGTAATAAATACGCCATATTTAGGAAAATTAAGAGATGTTGAAATATATAATGAAACAAAAAGTGATAGTTGGATTAAAGAAAAATTTGAATCAAGCGTTCCAGACTCATCGTTAGTCTTAGAAACTTTAATTACTGACGCTAAAGATTCTTCAATAAATAAAAATGATGGAACAATACATGGCGCTATTATAGGTAATTATGGAGCAGAGTTTAATGGAGTTGATGATTATATAAATTTAAATAAAAATTTAGATACATATCCAGAAGATTTCACTATATCATTTTGGACAAAAAGAAAAGGAAATCAAGAAGGATATGCTAGATTTTTTAGTGGAGGTTATGGAGGAAGTTCTGGTGAATATGGATTTGCTCTAGCTGCTCAAACAACAGATATAGATGATTTATCAATAAATTTTTCAGTACGAACAACTGACGATAATGTAGAAAATGTTGCATATGATTTTTCAGACGAAGCATTTCATCATATTGTAGCAATTAAAAATGGAGTAAATATTTATTTATATGTTGATAGTGTTTTAATTGGTACTGCCGAATTATCTCAATCAGAATACAGAAGAACTGTGTCAACATATTTAGGTGGAATTCCAGATTCTAACTTTGGAGGAACTATTGCAAATGTTAGATTATTCAATGAAGCAAAAACATCAGATTGGATTAAAAATGATTACGAAAAAACAAGGAGGTATATAAATTAAATGCAAGAAAAATATTGGAGTATTGGTTCTTTTAGTGACCAAATAACTAACATGCTCGGCGCTGGAAATATACCAACTACTGTTAGTGGAACGACAATGAATAATATAGTTTGGCAACAAATGGCTGTAGCTGAAAATTGGGTTGGAGAAACAATAGATGACACAGCAGTACAATCAAAATATCATCCAGCAATAACTAATTTATCGGCAGCTCAAGTTATAGATGTGATTAATGCGATGGGTACTTTACAATTTACTTATGGCTCTGGAACTAATGTTAATGGTTCTGAATCCGAAGATGATGATTTGAAATTAGGAGAATTTTCTATTAAGTCGGCTTCAGCTTCGAGTGTTAATTCTAATTCCTCTTTATCTAAAGCATCATCAGATTCTATGAAACAATTAGGTATGGAAATGCTTAATATGCTTCGACAAACACCACGATTCAAAAAAGTGTGGGGAGTATAAAGTGGGACAAAACATTATTACTAATGATGGAGATTATTTTTATATACATAGTGGTGTTTCTCCTATAATAACCGGAAGTGTTTCACTACCTGCTGGTGGAGTTATGCGCGGAATGTCTTTTGATGAAGCAAATAATATGTATTATGCTGATGGTACAACAAAATATATGTATGAATTAGATGGTATTTCTTCAACGGTAACAGGAAGTGCAAGAGCCACTGGATTACTTTCACCAATAGGTCTTCATTATCATAATGGAAGTGTATTAATTACAGATGTTATAGAATATCATGTTTATGCTTATTCTGGATTATCTTCTACGCTAACAGGCTCTATTGAAACTTTAGGATATATGAGCCAAGGTGTTACTGTAGATAATAATAATAATTTAATAGTTACTGATAAAAATTCATCTAATATTTTTATATATAGTGGAGTAACTTCCACTTTAACTGGAAGCATTGATATGGGCATTGGATCAGATGTTGCATCAATAGATATTGACATTAACAACAATCTTATAATTTCTAAAATAGTTCCAGATGATTATATTTTTATATGCAGTGGAATATCTAACGTCTTTACAGGAAGTTTTGCTGCACCCAATAGTTATTATAGACAATTATGTTCTTACTACACTACGCCGACTGCACAAGGAGTATCACTTAAAGCATTAAACGGAATAAATAAAATAATTGAAAATGGAGAACCTATTTGTTTAATATATTACGATGGAACTCTTGCCACTGATGATTACGATGATGAAATGTCTTACACTAAATCTGGAACAGACATATGGACTTCAGGAATACATTTTCCAATAAAAAATAAATATGGAAGTGAAGAAGCTGTATTATTAGAGCAAGGACAAATATTATTAACAGATAAAAAATTATATTTACCAGGAGACGTTAACGTTAGTGGAAATATGATGATAGGAGTTGGAAGCCCGATAGTATCTTGGTTTAATATGATACCTCAGGGAATACAAAATTACGAAATAAATGATATTAGTATATACAATAAAATATTTATAAGACATAGTCCAACTGGTAGTATATTATAAAAATGTCTATCTCATTAAAAATAGATGGCGTAGCAAAAGTAAATAAATTCTTAAAAAGTAAAAATAAAGAAGCAATTGCATTAATTAAAGCAGCAATGAATAAAGTAGAATTATTTATGGTTAACGAAGTTAAACAAAGTATTGCCGGTCGTAAAGCTGAACCACGTTCTGTAGATACAGGTGAATTCTTAAAAAGAATTGATAGTACAAGTGCAGCAAATTATGCTAAAGTATCATCTCCTCTTGATTATGCTAAACATTTAGAAGAAGGAACATCTAAAATTGCACCTAGAAAACATTTTCGAAATTCACTAAATAGAAATAAAGATAAAATTAATGCCTATATTAACACAGAATTAAAGAAATTATCATAAATAATATTAATTTAAAATTAGGGTATATAAATAAGTTAATATTTTATATATTATAAAAATTTATTTTAGCTTCAAGCGAGAAGTTAAATGTTCCAAGCGAGGATTAAAAAATGACAATAGGTACATCATCATTCATAAAAGACATAACTTTGTTTATTAGAAATGACTTAAGAACAAATATAACTGACCCATTAAGTCGAAGCTCTGGCTTTGTAATGTCATCATATCCAACTGTGGACGTTCAATATCCAATAATTACAATTAAAACCACTAACGTGGAAAGTAAAACTTTAGGTATGCAAACCGAATCTGTTTGGATTAATATTGATTTAGAAATTAGAGCGTGGGGTAGAAATATTAAAGAAAAAGATGGATTAACTTCTGAAATAATAGATAGATTAAGAAAAATTAAATACGGAACAGGTGGAACAAACGAAGAAGGAATTTATGGTTTTAGATTAACATCTGCAGTTCCTGTCGATGAAGAAGGAAAGAAAACACCAAAAAGCTGCGTTATGACTTTCCAATATTCGGCGGTATTAGAAGATTAAAATGTTCAAAATTAAATATTACAAGGAGGTAAAAATTTAAATGGGAATCTATGTGGGAAACGATAGTCAAGTAACAATGCTTTATGAGTCAGGAACTTATGCTAATGCTAGTGGTTTATCTGGAACTTGGGTTGGGTGTACACAAAATCACGAACCGGGAGAGACAGTAAATTATATTGCAGAAAGATGCGTAGGAAATGGAACAAGAAACGTTGGACAATATATCAATTCTACAAAAGATTACGAAGGAACATTAACATATCATGCCCAAAACTGGACATTACTAGGTTTTGCATTTGGTTCAATGGTTGATGGTGGAAGTCCTAGTCCGTATACTCATGCTTTATACGAAGCAAATAGTGACGACGAATATATTTCAACATCAGGAACATTAAATCCATTTGCTAGTTTTTCAATTCAGGACGTTCAAAAGAGTTCTGTTGATGGAAAAAGTTTAGTTAGAACATATAATGGTTGTACTGTAGATAGTATAACAATTAGTGCAACAGAGGGTGAACCAGTTAGTTGTGAAGTGTCATATAAAGCACAAGCAGTTCAAGTTGGAAGTAAGACATCTGATATTTTTAATATTAGAGACAAAGATACGTCAAGACCATACATCTTTAGCGATGTAAAAGTATACATTCCATCAGGAACGTCTATTGACCAAGTTAAAGATTTTAATTGGGTTTTGAATAACAACTTATCAACAAAACACTATCTAAACGGTAGTAAAGTTGCTGCAGCACAAGTGCCAGAAAATAGAGATTATGAATTTTCATTAACTCTAGATGCAACATCTGAGTGGGGTAAAATTCTTTATGACCAGTATTATCAAGGCGGAAGTGAATTTAATTCACAGTTAGCTATGTCGCAAACAACTGGAAGTGAAGATATATATATTACAATGAGTGGTTGTAATATAACTGATATGACATCGCCAACACAAGCTGAAGGAGTTATAGAGTATTCTATAACAATAAGACCTACAACATGTGTAGGAAATGTTAATGACTTTGTAGAAAAATATAATGCTTGGTAAATAAGCATTATTTTATTTTTTTTAATTTTTTGTTTTAAAGAAGAATGGATATAGAATATAAGGAGGTATAAAATATATGGAAAAAGAAATTACGATTAGAGATACAAAATATATCGTTAAAGAAATTAAGTATAAAGATTTTGTTAGTTCTTGCACGAGTTTAGACCAATCTAATCCGTCAGAAATTAATAAACAACTATTAATGGTTGCGACAGGAATAACTGAAAACGACTATGATGAATTATCGTTATCTGCTGGACTTACATTAACAAAAGCAGTAAACGAAGTAAATGGTATGGTGGATTTTCGGAAACCAGAGACAGGTCAAAGCGCTTAATAAGTGATTTAAGCATTTGTGATTATTTTAAATGGTCTCTGGATGATTTAGGCAAATTAACTATGTTTGAATATAAAGGAGTTGTACAATATATGAAGAAAATAAATAAACAGAATAAAGACGCTATGCGAAAGGCGAAGAGAAAAAGATAATGGTATTTGGAATGGGAGGAAACAAAGTTGAAATTATAATACAAGCAACTGATAAGTTTTCTAAAAATATTAAAAAAGCTAACCAAGAAATTGGAAATATGGCTAAACAAGTTCAAGGTAGTATGCTTTTAGTTGGCGCTGCATTTATGGGAGCCGGTCTTGTTATGGGAAAGTTTATTAGTCAAGGTATAAAAAACGCATCAAGTCTTAAAGAATCTTTAAATGCAGTAAATGTTATATTTAAAAAAGGAGCGGATGTAATACATGACTTTGGTAAAGAGTCAGCGAAGACTGTTGGAATGAGTACTGCTGCATTCAATCAAATGGCAGCTACAACTGGAGCTTTATTAGTACATACAGGAAAACCGTTAGAAGAAATTGCAGAATTAACTACGGATTTAACTATACGCGCTGCTGATTTAGCATCGGTATTTGATACAGATGTAGCAGACGCAATGAGTGCTATTAAACAAGCAATTCGTGGTGAGACTGAAGCAATTAGAAGATATTCTGGAGATGTTACTGATGCAACATTAGGACAATATTTATTGTCTCAAGGTATTAATAAAACTGTAAAAGAATTAACACAAGAAGAAAAAAGATTATATCGTGTCGATTTAATTATGGAACAAACTAAAGATGTTGCTGGAGATTTCGCAAGAACTAATGCCGATTTAGCTAATTCTTTAAGAACATTAGGAGGTTCTGTTACAAATTTATCAGCAGAATTTACTGTTGCATTATTACCAGCATTAGAATTTATTGTTCATATGATTCAAAATGTAGTGGATTGGCTTTCATCTTTAGATGATTCAACAAAAGCAGCAATAGGAATTACATCAGCATTGACAACTGGGATGCTTGCATTAGTAGGAGGAATTTTTATAGTTATTACTATAATACCTGCTTTAATTGCTGGATTTTTAGCATTTCAAATTTCTATAATTCCTTTATTACCTCTTATTTTTGGTATTGGAGTTGCATTTGCTGGGATTGTTATTGCCATTGGTTTAATAATATCAACAATCGTTAAACTTAAAAATAATTGGAATGAATTTATGATTGGAATATTACCTTCCCTCAAAACATTTGTAGAATTTTTTATTAATATGGGGTATGATATTCAAAAAGTATGGACGTTTGTTTGGACTAATATAAAAAATATTTTTGCTGCAACTTGGAATTATATTATTGATAATTTAAAAAATAAAATGCAAACAGCATTTATTATATTAGCTCCAATATTAGATGCAATGAATGCTGCATCAAACTATATTGGAGGAGGAGATTTATTTGATGTATCAGGAGTGAAAAAAAGCATCGATCAAATAGATTCAATAAAGATGGCATATACAGATGTGTCTAGTGAAATGCAAAAAATAGAAGATTTAAAAAAAGATGCATTAAGTAAAAACCAAGAAGGATATGATAATATATATAATAAATATATGAACCAAGCATTAGCTGCAAGAGAAGTAACAGATGAAGTAAAAAAATTAACAACTGAACAAGAAAAATTAAATGCAGAAGTTGAAAAAGCAGCAGGATTAAAAGTTTTATCATCAAGAGATTCAAGTACAGGTGAATGGTCATATGGTGATGTATATAAACCGGGAACTTTTGCACAATCTGATTTTGAATCAAAAGGTGCATATGAACAAGCAAAAAGAGGTGCTGGTGTAGCAATAACAATAGAAAATATTTATGGTATAAATCCAGATGAAATTGCTCAAGCATTAAACGAAAAATTAAATAACACAACAGGGTTATAATGGCAGTTATTGATTCAATTAATTCTAAATTAGATATTGCAGGAACTACCTATACAAATTATAAAAATATTAGTGTAAACATTTCAACTTCGGACTTCGGAGTTAGCAGTAAATTTAGTGTATCTTTAGATTCAGTTGCTGGCATTTTTAATGAAACATTTAATGTTGGAGATTCTGTTGAAATTTATATTGATACTAATCAACCAGCGACATCAAAAATATTTAATGGATATATTGAAAATGTTGACTTCACAGGAAAAGGAATTGGCGCTAAAGATAAAGTAACATTGTCAGGTCGAGATTATACTTCTAGACTTCAAGATGCAACAATAGAACCAGAAGTTTATACTAATAAAGAAGTATCTATTATTGTTATAGATATTATTAATAAATATACTTCTGATATTACAACAAACAATGTTAACGTTACAACAACAAATATAGATAAAGTTGCATTTAATCATACAAATGTTTATGATGCAATTAAAAGATTAGCAGAACAATCGGGATATATTTTTTACGTAGATACAGACCAAGACTTACATTTTGAATTAAAAAAAAGTAGCACTTCAGGTATAACATTAACGAATTCAGACGTATTAAAAGCAAGAGCAAAAACAACTCGTGATGGAGTTGCTAATATTGTATGGGTTTATGGAGATAGATATTTGACTAAAGCTCCTTCTGAAGAATTTAGTTGTGATGGAGGAAGCGTATTTAATTTAGTATATCGTCCACATGATACCGAAGTTAAATATTTAGGAGAAATAAAGAACGGTGGAATATTTTTTAATAATACAGAAGCAACATCTGGAACAAACTATTTAGTTGACTATTTTGATAGAAATATAATTTTTACTTCAGGAACGATTATTGGAAATAGTATTCCAACTTCTGGAGGAAGTATAATTGTAAATTATAGTAGAGATATTCCAATTGTAAAGGTTGGAAGAGATAGAGATTCAATAAATTTATATGGTCCAATAACAAAAGTAATTCAGGATAAAGATATTAAAGACCCACGTACAGCAGTTGATAGATTAAAATCAGAGTTAGCAGAAAGTTTTCAACCTCCAACTAGAATAGTTTTGGATTTAAAATCAACCACAGAATATACTCCAGGAGATACTACAATTGTAAATTTACCTAATTATGGCATAAACAGCGTCACTTATACGATTGTTAATGTAAAATATAATTTAACAAATGATAGTTCTTTTGGGCAATCTGCAATTCAATTAACTTTAAATAAAAAAATTCTAGAACTTACTGACACTTTAGGAAATATGCAAAAAGATATTAAAGCTCTTCAAACTATGGATATTTCTGAAGATGACATTTTAACTAGATTAGAAACATTTACTGGAAGTGTAGGAATTAGACAAAGTGGTTTAGTTGTAAGAACAAAAGAAATTGGAGATTCGTTTATTTTAGGGCATCCATTTAACGGTGTATTAGGAGAAGTAGCCCCTAACATGAATGGTTCTATAGTTGGAAATGGCACTCATACGTGGATTAGTGGAATAACAGGAAATGGATTTAATAAAGCTATTTACTTAAAAGATAAAAGTTATGTTTTATGTAATACTATGGATTGGTCTGGTAATCCTCCGGTAGTTCCATTAGAGCAATTTACAATGTGTGGTTGGATGAATGGAAGTTTCGGTCCTGGATTT